GTTCCATTCGCGTTCCATATGAAGTGCATTTCATAAAGCACCATGCCATTTTTATAAAAGGTTAAACGGTTTAAACTTCCATCAGGATTATATTCTGAGTGTAAATCGGTCCACTCTAAATTTTTGTCCAGTTTTAACGTTTTGCGTTTGTGAAACTGCATTAAAACTTGAGTGGGAACAACAGCGCCTTGCGTGTCCTGTTCTGTTTCAACGCCTTTAAAGGATAGAAGCTTTCTATGTTTTTCTAGTTGTTCCTGAGTCAAACTGTTTTCTCCTAGAAGATTCTTCCACAAAACTTAATCACAGGGTAAAGTGTATTTCTAATGGTGTAGGCTGAACTGTCCATATGCATTGAACTAATCCGCCTATGATTATGGTTAAAGCTATGATAGTGCCTAAGCCCATGCTGTTCGAGTGATAATATCTTGTTTTAGACATAGTTTAAACCTCTTTTTAAATCTCCTTGAGTGCCCAATCAGAGTTTACTCCAAGCAATTTTATTCCAGTTACAAAATCAACCGCTTTCGCAAGACCACTATTATAAACATTGAAGTCTGCATTATTTATTTCTTGAACTCCATAAGTCCACAGTTCAGCATCCCATCTTCTAAAACGCAGATTATCCCATGTATTTTCTATTGCTCCATCACCATCAACCGAAACTGCTGGAAAATCGTTTTCCTCTCTACCTGGGTTGCTTACATGAATTGTTGAAAACTGGTTTCCCGCAGTAAAATATCCAGAAGGAGCTTTAAGGATAATACCTGCGCAAAAATGGTTGTCAACTCTAAGATTAGAAATAATGTTTCCATTAGTACGATTTAACACAAATTCACCTTTGAAAGTTGCATCGCCTCCTCCAGCATATCCACAGTACATTCCGTTAATGTCGTTGCTAGCCCCATATTGTAACATAAAGGCACATTTTCCCCCACTTGCATTAATACCTCGCAACCATGAGTCGCTTACAACATCCAAATAAATACCGTGACCTGAAAAAGAGGTTAGTTTAGAATTTAATACTTTAATTTCGGTTGCCCTTTGAACGTGGAGACAATTCTCTTTAGCAGCACCACCATAAAGTGTTATTATATCCTCAAGTGTAATAGACTGCATTGAGCCAGAAGCATTAAGAAAAGCAAATCCTCTACCGCTAGTCTGTTCACCATAATTAAGGTCCCAAAGACCGCCTTTAACTTTTATAAAACTATTTCCATTTGTTACATCAGAATTTCCTAGAAGGGTTTTGTTTACGCCGTCTGCAAGACCCATTTTGCCTAAAATCTCTAAGAATGTATAATCGTCTAGGTCAATACAATTTACGTTTCCAGCAGGATAGTCTAAATTGGGAAAGTTTCCTTTCAACAACACTTTTTCTGGATGCGTTCTAGCACTGGTTAAACTGTCTAAAGCCTCTTTAATAGCTAATTCTGGATAGGTGCTTCCAGGCTTTCTAACACCTGCCCTGTTGCGAACACCATAGGTACTTAACCCTTCCTTTTCAACTTTAAAATCATAAGAATGCTGATATTCATGTTCGATACCGCCTCCTCCTCTTTTTTTGCCTAACCTCGCAGCTTCCGAAAGGATTTCTTGAGCATGTTTACCGTCAACCAAATCCGCGTTTAAACCGCTACCAGGTCCCTGAGGCAATGTTCTAAGAAGTTTGCTTCCTTCAGAGCGCACGCTCTCTTGATACAACGCAATAAGGCGTTTGTTCCGATTAATCACGTCTTCAGTTTTTTCCGTCATTTTTGTTTCACTTTCCTAAAACGTTGGATAATTCGCAAGAAACTCGCAGAATTCAAGCAAAGGCTTCTCTAACCTCTGCACGCGCTGCATAATCTTATCTAACGCCACAATCGCCGAGCAACGCAACATTGTAAAGTGTCCTCGCGGATCAATCTTTATCGTGCGCCAAACCGTCTTAACCGCGAGCGCTTGATTTTGATTGTTGACAAGTATGTACTGTCCAACTTTCCAAGGCAACGTGTAATCAATCCAGTAAGGCGGCACAGTCCATTTACCCAAGTATGCACGTCGCCAACGACAGTAAAAACATGTGAAATGGAACCGTTTCAAGTTTGGATGCGGGCATAGGATTCCAGCGCACCACAGTCTAGTAAGCATGTTTCTTCGGAACCCGCCGGGGCTTAGATTTTTCCTCTACAGGATTGGAATCTTCAACTTTAGGTGCTTCGTCGGTGGTTATTGGTTCAACCATTACAACTTCTTTTATAATGGTTTCAACAGGCTTCGGCTCTTCAACTTTCACCATGAATGAGGCATTGAAATGTTTAGGGTCTATTTCTACGATTGCCCCACTAGGGTACGTTTTGCCCTTATAACGGAAAGTTACGGTTGGTTTTATTTTGATGATGTTCACCTCCACACTAAATAAATGAAATAAATCAAAAAAAAGGGAAAATAAAACAACGATTATAACGTTGGTTTAACTTAAGACTTCAATTATTTCTATGATTGCTTCTGGTCTTTTTATTACGGGAACAACGGCTTCCCACACTTTGCCCTGATAATTCATTGTTGGCAGTTGCGCCAGGTAATTACTGATGTCTGCGCCTACGAGCAGTTCAAAGTTGCCTGGTTGAACGTCAAGTAACAGAACAGAGTCTTGACCGTTATCCGCAGCAAAAAGGTTGTCGCTTACCAGAATGTTTTCTGTGCCTCCGAGCAATTCGCCAACAGCTTCGAAACCCCATTTGTCAGTATTTGCTATCAAGGTTTCAAGGCACGCGTAAACTGCAGAGGGCATGACTATTTTGTAAGGTCCTTGATGTCCGAGGGCACGCAACATTTGTTTAGCGTGGGCCACGTCTGCTACAGCAAGTGCAGGACCAGTAGTAGCTGTACCCCAATTGGCACCGTTGAAATAGTTTGTGTTTAGTACTCCAGGGCAGCTTCCTAACAATCCTAAGATTCCTAATGCTGGCCAAGTCGCGTTTTCGCCGCTTAGGATCAGTCTGTCTTCTTCTTCAGCCACTTGTCTAGCCGCGTTTTCAGCGTGTTGAGTGTTCAAGTCTTCGCCGCCTTCACGTCTTTTGAGTACGTCTCGCCAGTGCAGCTTGTAGTCTTTACTGATTATGGGAATTGCCACGTCGCCTTTAGTCAAGTCCACTATGTCCATGCTTTGTTCTTCGCCTGTCATGCTAATTGTAGCCTGTCCCATGTCGTTTTCTTTATAGAAAGTGTATTTGGTGTAGCCTGCGCTTGGCAAAGTGCGTATGGGCATTAGTTGTCTGCCTATGAGTTTTGGTCTTACGGTTTTGACGATTGCTGTTTCCACCAGGTTAATCTCGTAGTCTGTAAGCGTTCCAGTTGCCAATCCAATTCGTCTCATTGTATTCATGTCAATCGCCTTAGATAGTTAGCTTTACGAGGACCCAATCAGCTTTTGCCAGTGTGCCTTTCTTTTCTAGACTGTAGCCAATCGTTCCGCCTGAGACAACTGTGTTTGTGACCATGCCAATTGTGGATGGATACACTCTTGTTCCGACATTGATGGTTGCACCGCTTACAGCCACCAGTTTAACCACTATGTCGCCTCGTAAGACTCTGATTTGGTCTTTTGCCTCAAAATCGTGGGCAGGGTCTCCTTCGCCGTTTGCGGGTGCTGCCCAGTACCAACTCAGTTTTTTGTCGCTTGGAACATCAGCAACTCCCAAGACAAGAAGCGAACCTGCACCTGCAACTTGGCATTGATAGACCGCGGTGTCAGCTATCACAAGTCGTCCTGGACAGAAGTCGGTGCCGGTTAAAACTTCCATCTCTTGAATTTCAGGTTGACCAGCATAGAGAATCGCGTTTTGAATCATTTCATGGTCTAGTCCTTGCGGCATTAAAAGTCACCTTGTGAAGCGAGGATTTCCTTGCGTGTTTTGCCGAATAGGTTGCCCACGGTGGTTCTGCCTAGGCTGCTGTCAGTTCCAGCGCGTATCGGCTTGTATGGAGTAGCCGTGTCTGTTCCTTTGCTGCGCAATAATGTTTCGTCGATTTGCTGTAGTTGTTCAACGTTAAGCGGTTCCAAATCCGCTTCTTTATAGTCGCTTTTACTCATGATTTTCAGTTTTAAATCGGCTTTCAAATCGGTTTCGATGACGCTTGCCAATTCTATGTTTTGTTTTTTCAAAGCTTTGTTTTCGTCTAAGGCTTGCTGCAACTCTTTTTTCATGCGAGCGTTGTCTAAGGTTAAAGATGCTAATTGTACGCCTATGGTTGCGTCGGTTGCCGTTTCTTTCCTTTTTGGTTTATCAGTCATAATTTTAATCTCCTCGTTTAAAGTTTTCTTGCAGATTTCTTTAGCCACGCCTGCGTTGGGCGTGAACAACCCATTTTGCGGAACGGATTCCCTATTGTTTTATAAAGATTTGTGGAATACATTCCGAACAGTATCCTAGCTTGTTGTCCACTAGGAAGAGCACGTAACCTAGCTCTCTGTAGGTGTCAACTAAGTGACTATGTGTAGACTACGACGGCTGCCATGTTGGGGTTTCCGCTTGACAAGAGAGGCACTATGGAAACGGAGACAACGGTTGTAGCACCCGAAGTTAACGTGTTGACTGCTTCGGCTATTGAGCCTGTAGTTGCTTCAGTGTCGCCGTCTGCGAACGTTCCCACCACTACTTTCGTGTGTGTCGCACCCATTCAGTTCACCTTTTAAATTGGGTGTCTACGTTCGCTTCTGCGCCGTTCAATGACGCTTTGCTCTCGCATGTTAATCAATTTCTTGCTGCGTTCGATTAGATTGTCGGTTGCTTCATGTTCGCCTGCCAACTCTGCCTTGCACCATTCCGTAGCCTCTTCTTCTGACTTGCCCGCGTCTATTTGCTCTGCTACACATTTTTCTAATGGTGTTTTCTCTTCGGGTTCCTCTTCTTGGGCTCCTGTTGGCTTTACTGGTGGCGGTGGCGTAGTTGCTAGGGCTTGGGGCGGCTGCGTTATAGAATTCCAATGTTCTTCCGCTTGTTCTCGCGTGTGTCCCTGCGCCATATACTCTTTGACGAATGCCTCAAACTCTACTGTTTTTTCATTCATGTTTTTTATTCCTCCTTTTTTAATTAATTCTTGTAGAACGTTAAGTGCAACATCTCCCACACCATGCTGCTCCGGCTTATGATACCAAATGTTGCCGCATACAGCGTTGACTTGCTCCTCTGAATATTCCGGCATGCCTGCACTGACTACTGCTTTGCAATTGTCCATCCAATCTTTAGGCGGTTTTTCACCTTGATCTATTCTTTTTATGTCTGTCACCTCCGCTCCATGTTTCTGTGCTTGAATCGCCCTGTGCATTGCTTCTGCCTCTTCTTTCGTGTCGAAACATTTTATGATTTCACCTTCTTCTTCTCCATGACAATGAATAACACACCATTTATTGCCTCGTTGAACCACTTTGTCTTCTTTAAAACTTATTCTCCGCAGTATCGTGTCTACTCCTATTCCACAGTCGGGAAAACTGCATCTGCCTTTCAACACGCCTGCAGCCACATGGTCGATTACGATGTCGCGCATAACATAATCATAATCGCTGCCGTTCCATTTGCCTGGCGTAAAATCCGGTTGGTAATAGAAGCCTATGCTCACATCTTTCAATTCGTTTTTGCGCACTTTATCTAAAAAGTCCTTGGGGCATGTGGATTTGTCAAAGTTTAAGACTGCGCGGATTCTGTCGCTGTCAAAAAATGGTTTTTCCACTATACCATAGATTTGTTTTTGACTCATTATTACGAGGCTGTCTGGATGGTCTAACAAAGTGATTTTAGCGTTGCGGGCTGTGTGCGTTGCTTTAAGCAGTTCCATGCGGCTTTTTAACGCTCTGCCGTCTGGATATGGATAAACGCCTTCTTTGGTGATGACGGCGTTGACTTTTAAGCAGCATCGGCTGTCTTCAATTACTTGCAATTTATCGACTTGTATGGTGTCATACGCTATTTTCTTCATAATTATAACTCCTTGATTTTTTGGGTTAATTTCATACTCGTAGTAATTATGTGATGTTGAGAGGCTAACTGTTTAAGTTCTTGAATTTTGTCTCGTAGTTTCTTAGCGTCCTCTTTTTTGCGCCTACGATAATTACGCATATAAGCATTCCATTCTTGCCGATGTTCTTTATAGAAGTTTTTTGTATGTGTCATAATGTTTCACTTCCAAGGATTACGCATAAACTCCAACGCAAAACCCAACTGTCTAGGCGTTAACCGTTCTAACTCAGCTTTTGAAATATGCCACATTTGCTTAACATCAAAGCCCAACGGAGTCTCATAGATTTGTTCGGTTCTTCCAGCCCAACGCAATCTGCAACGGCAATTTATGTGAACCATTGCTTTTATCGCGTTGACGCGTTCGTGAATGTGGTAGGGAAAAGCGGTGGGAATCCAGTCGCCCCGCCAATCCGTCATATCTAAGGCTTTGCAGAGTTCACAAGTTTTTGGGCTAGTCATTCTCGCGTCATACAAAAACCAATCGTAGGCACTATGGTGGTAGCCCTCATGGTCAACTGCTTTAAGGATTTCTAATAGGTGGACGAGTTTTTGGGATTTCTCTAATGTGATAGTCGAAGGCTTCAGATTGACCAGTTGACTTTCCAATTATTTCTTCTCCACCTTGCTCAGGAGTTAAATCGGGCAAGTTAGGGTCTTGCAACTTGCGAATTTCATTGCGCGTCATCCATTCACTTTGAACTCTTAACGTTTGAGCTTTAATCTGGTCTATACGCGCTTTTTTTTCTTCGTCAAGTTCAAAACCGCCTTTCCAATTGAATTTAAATTTGGGCGGTTCCGTGAATCCGTTAAACTTTAAGATGATGTTGATTAATTCTGTGATGCCCTGTTCATAACCGCTTTGTTCGTCGCTGATAAGCCCGTAATATTCTTGCTGGTTCACTTCTGAGCCTGTTAATGCTCCGGCTTGTACTCCGCGAAGGATAGCTAAAGGTATGCCGCTGCCCGCGCTGATGTTTTCCATAATGGGCAAGTAATAATTCATGGGGTCGATTGCTCTGCCCGCTACGCCTTTAAAATCTAACAGTTGATTCTCGTTATGCACGAAATATGTTCTTGCGGATAGGTTGCTGAATGCGCCGCTGGCTATGAAATTTTCTATGTCGCTTTTTTCTGCGCCTGTAAACGTTATGTCTGGGAAGCCGCTGCCGTAGCGGTACATGGTTTGTCCCATGCCCCAGCGAATGTTGCGGAGAGTAACCAAGTCGTCCCAAACTGGGTCTAAAACGCTTAAGCCTTGATAATCATTTTCAATGAGTCTGTTGGCAAAGTGAATCACGCGGGAATGGTGAACTTTAAGATATGCGACAATACCAAGTTGTTTGATATTGTAATATTCGGGTAAACCATAACGTGTGCTTTCTTTGTTTTTAACTTCGTCAACTCGCTTAACTTGTATGGAGCCATAAGCTTTGATTTCACGTAGGCTTTTAGGGTTTGTTAAAGGTTCAGCCAACGATTCAGCCTCGTCTTCGTAGCCTAAAACCAAGATTGCCCAGCCGTAAGCACGTTCAAACACGCTCATGCGCATAAGTTCTTGCTTTACTTTTAACCTTGAAAGTTCCGTTTGAACTTGCTCGTCAAACTGTTTGCTTCTTTCTCCCGCCTGGTCATCTTCTAATTCGAGTGCAAACCAGTTGTCATAAATGTCATGGGCTACAGTGAAGACTATGCGGTGGGCTACGGGTTCGCGTGTAACTGCGAAAGTGCGGTCTGCATCTTGGATTTGTGCGCCGAATTCTGCTCCGCCACCCATGCCAGCTTGAGGAATCCACATGCCTCTGCCACGTGGCACTGTAGTGGCTAAACCGATGCGTTTGAGTCCAAAACGATTAACACTCATCGTAGTTCAAGCCATTTCGTTTCATTAGTGAATGTCGTAGAATAGTCTGACAAATTCGTCGCTCCCAAAGGTGGTGTTGTTTGAAATGAGGGGACTTGGCTATAAAGACCGTCCACAATAATTCGATTTCTAATTTCATCAGGTAGCATTCTCCAAGTGTTCTCCATTGCTCCCCAGTTCAGTAAGTGGTACCACAGAGCTTTCTTTGCCTTAAAGCATAAATATTCTCCTGGCTTAGCGTCTATTTTCTTAGCTACGTCTTTTGGCACAGTTGCTCGCAATACGAAATAGTCTTTGTTCTTTCTGGTTTTTGCCTTCTGTAACTTAGCTACAAATGTCACGAAACTAGTGTCAGGTGGACTAACTTCAATTGTTACTTTCATTCTCTAGCCTTTCCTTTACTGTTTACTTCTTTAAAATCGAACCCTTCACTATTTACTACACCATGAAAGTTACAGTTGCTACAGCTTACTTCAGCATCCCAGCCTTTAGGATTCCGCACAAACTTTTCCAGTTGAAGACTATTGCCTTTCTGTCCACACGCGGGGCATGGTTGATTTTTAACAAGAAGTTTAAAATGGTCTACTTCGCTAAGCGTGGCTAAGAATGTCTGTTCATGTTTTCTACGTCGAAACCGAGTAAACCAACTCATTTTTTTTCAATCGCTCCGAAATATTTGATAACCCAATCAATAACTTTATTCTTGTCGATACGAGCATTAGCACGATTTTTTGGCAATTTGGCTTTAGGCATAATTTCTTGTTTTTCAACAGTTTTACCGTATTCATCTTCGGTAACCACCGTCCACCAAAATTCAATAGGAAATTCTTTTTTGGCTTTCTTTAGAATTTCGTCAATCCTTCCAGAATAGTCTCCAACTTCTTTTATTCGTTTTTCAAATTCACCCATATTATTCACCCTAACACCCAACCGTGAATGTCACCTTTCGCGCCAATCACGTTCCGCGTAACTATTTCAACCGCGTCTAAAGCATCATCATGTTGCCCGCGTGGAAACTGCACCCATTCATTCCAAAACTCGCTTTTACTATCTAACAACGGATTCAATAAAACCCGTTTAGACTCAAAATGGCTGCTCATGCTTATGAACCGCTGTTCCTTATCGTGCACGGTGACACTTGGCACTATCGGCAACCCGCGCAGTTCATTGACGAAAGTTAACACTTTTTGAAAAGCGTTTGATTCAACATAAATTTTGTTGTAACGGTGCAGGGCATGTAACTGCTGTATTTTCTGTAGAAAAGCAGGAAAGCTTTTTCGTTCTGCCCACACGTCTTCTAAGTAGGCTTGCTTGTTTGTTGAATCGTAACTTATGGTGGCTATTCCTTGCAAGTCGCCTTCGCCCAGGGCAGGATCAACCCCGGCATATTTTAGCATGTTAACTGGCGGCGGCTGTTCCCAACTGTGCAACCATTCGCTTTTAAGCAAGTCACCCGTCATGCTGGTTGGATCGTTTTGATATTGACAGTTGAAGAAGATTGTGCCTATTTCGTTTCTGCGTTGTTCAAGCTTTTCCAAACTCCAATAATCTGGCCACAATGCTGTTCCGTCTTGTTGAATTGCTTGTTTAATGTCATATGGCCATTTCTGTAGTAGCTCCGCATAAATGTCAGCATAACTCCAACGTGTGCCAATGACTATGATGCCGCCCCAAGGATATAATGTTGGTATCAAAACCTTGTTAAACCAAGTTGACACTTTTTCTAATTGTAGTCTTGTGCGCACGTTTTCTTCATCTATAATGTCGTCGCAAATGATTAAGTCTGATCTGCCGCCTGTTATTGGACCCATTAATCCTGTTGCTTTCAAAGTGGGGTTTTTGCTGATTTCACCGCGAGCTACTATTAGTTCTTGGCTTGTCCACTTTTTCGGTTGCTCTGGCTTTAAATTGCCAAATATTGCCCTGTAACGTTCGTCTGATTCAAACCGTGTTATTAATGCTAAGAGGATTTCTTCGGCGAGGCTTGCGGTTTTAGTGACTATGTTAATGTGTATGTCGTGCCAATTACCAACCATCCAACTTGCATAGTTGATTGTGGTTGTTTCTGTTTTTGCGTGGCCCCGGGGCCATAAGAGTAAGAAGCGTTTTTCTTTGGCGGGGTATGTTTTGAGGGGGCTAAACTTGTTTTGTAGATAATTGTACCATTCAATGTGAAATGGTGCGTTGACATATTTTTTACTTCCATCTGGATTTTGTAATACTTCAGTGAATGCTACGAGATTTAGTCTTTCGTTCAAGTATAGCAACTGCTTTGGATAGGATCGTGGCTTCATCATCTGTTGCATCTATAATTACCTGTTCAACGTGTTCTTTAACTTCGAGTTTACGAGTAATCACATACCCTAAAAGCCTAGTTAAACCTTTGAATGCTTCTACATCATCTACTTTTTGATATTTCTGCAACCATGCTTGCTTCAGCCAAGTTTCAAAATCTTCTGTTTTAATCCACTTCTGAATTTTGCGGTAAAGCGTGCGCCGATGAATTTTTAATGCTTGCGACATGTCTAAGTGAGTTTTGTTTTCTAAGAGCATCTGCTTTATTTTTTCGATTTGCAGTTTGTCTCGTTCTGAAAGTGTGACGTTTTGAGACATTTAGTGACACCTTAATGGAATAGTTTTGCGTCATTGTCTAGGTCGGTTTTTGTGGGGACATCCCTTGCAAATTTCCACGAAGATTTTTTGTTCTTCGAGGGAACCGTTTTTAAAGTCTTCCAACGTGCTATCTAATTTTTTAAGCACTGGACATTCCCATGATTCATAATACAAACAGACATGCTTTTTTTCAGACATACAAACTCACCTCCTCACATTTTGTTTGCGCCGTCTTCGGGCACAGGTTGGTGGATTAAATTTAGGAGCTAAGATGGTGGTTATGCCGAAGACGTTTACGCTTGAGTTTTAGTTTTTCCGCTTTAATAGTTTCGGTTAGGTTTATGTGGCAGTGGGGGCAACGGGTTAAACGTGGAGTTACTGTGATTGGCTGGTTGCACTGTGGACAGGTTACTTCAAACAGGTAACTCATATTACTCGCTCGATTATTGGTGGTTCCTCTTTAGTCTGGAGTTTCGTAGCCTGCTTTAAAATAGAAGTCGCCAATAGTTGTCGGAGTCCAGCTAAAGGTAAAATAACCATCTGTGTTTGTTGTGATTGGGGCTATGCTAGGTTCTAGTTCAATTATCTTACCTGTTGAATCTGTCTGATAGATGTAGATTGTGGCTTCTCCAACACCCACATCATCTTTTATAAGCCGACCTGAGAATTCAATGGATGAACCAATGATACCTGTCTGTGGTGCTAAAAGGGTTAAGCTATATCCAGGGATTATGGGGGTTACGGTTACTTTTACAAAATTGCTGTATATCCAAATAGAGGCTGCACATATGCCTATTGTAACGACAGCGCATAATACTATCACGATTAAAGTTTTGAGTGTTTTATTCATTTTCGGTTTCCACCTCCATCTTTTCTAATCGAACCATCCGTTCTCTCCGTCTCTGTTCCGCCCGTTTAATCCGCACGTTCTTTTTATGCTCGTAATATTTGATTGTAGAAACGATTCCCATGAAGCCCACGTATATGACAAACAAAAATGGATTAGCCAAGTGAAAGTTTAATACGCCCATGCTTGCCTGTTGATACCAATTGGTTTTCCAAGCGATTAACGTGAATGTGACTCCTAGAATGATGCCGGAGCAAATCCAGAAAAAAGCATATTTTAAGTAGCGTTTAAACGGAATTTCTATGGTTGAAGGAAAAACAGGCATTATTTAACCACGGTTACGTCTATTTTATTTAAACCAAGAGGATGTAACTCGACTTCTAAATGAAACTTTAACTCCCATTCAACTATCTGATTTTTCCGCATTATTTAACCACGACATGTTGGGCATAACAGGTAAGGGTCAGGCTCCATCTCGTAATCAGGATGTTCATCTAAATCTTGAACGTAATATTTTCCGCAGGCTCCACATGAAATTTTAAGGTTTTTTCCCAATTTTGTTCGTATCTTGTTTTCTACTTCTACTATTCGCCAATGCCAATGATATTTCCACGATAATGATATTCTAAGTCGCCAAAACCAATTCGTCTGTAATGGCATTTGAAAACCGCAGATGCACTTTTCATATTCGGTTGACCATAAATGAAACTTGCGAACAGATAAGTTATTTCCACATTTTATACAATTCATTTAACCACGACTACTTCTTTAACTTTAACTTTTAACTCCGCAATAACACGCTGTAAAGCTTGAACTTCCGCGTTTTTCATTTGCAACTCTTGGTTTTTTTGGCTAATCACGGTTTGAGCTTCACTTAACAAGTTAGGCGAATTGTTGTTTTCAAGTTGACTAATTTTTTGTTGTAGTTCTTGCAGTTGAGTTTCTTTCTGACCTAACGTTTGCGCTTGCTTGTAAAAGTCGTTTTGAAATTCTGCTTCGCGTTGTGCAGCCACCAATTCTATTTGTTGTTTAGCATGGTCGGCGCGGATTTTGCTTATTAACGCGTATATTCCGCCGATTGCGGTTATGCCTGTGGCAGCATACGCTATTGGGTTCTGTAGAAAAGCGTTCCATATGCCCTCGAAGGTTGCGGATAGTGTTGGAATTATGTTTGCGACGGCGTTCACAACAGATGTGACATAAGGGTTTAAAACGCCGTAGAAAGGTTCAATCCGCATAAACCAAACAGCAAAAACGCCTGCGCCTATTAACACTCCTAAAATGATAAAGGGCCAGGTGCTTGTGGTTTTCGGCTTTATCACGTTATAAGTCAATGGTTATAGGCTCCAATTTTTTGGGCAGTTTCGCCTCGTCTTGAATAAAAAAAGGTTCAATACGCTTCAACAAGTTCGTCTCGGATAGAATGAAGTTTAAAGCGTCGTCATTAAATTTTATGATTATCGTGTGGTTTAAACGGTAGCTACGTCCGTAACAGTCTTTAGTTTTTTTGATTATGGATCGTGATATGGCGTTTTCAGGTTTCCACACATAAACGAAGTCGCCGGGCTTTTCTAAATCATATAGAAATTTTAGGCTATCTTCTTGAAGTAAGCTGTCCACGTTTTGGCTTTGTCTACGTTCGATTACGCCGTTTATCATGCCGTAAACAAACTGACCAATTTCCATGAGGGCTACACCGTGTATGCGAACTGTTTAAGCCACTCAATCAAATCCACATAACTGCGTTCGCTATAGCTGATTTTGCGCAAGTCACGCCACCACTCATCAGGATTACCCACATCCGTGCGCCTCTGTTTGATTTGGGGCGTGCCGTCTGGCCACGGTTTCTCAGTGTTATCTTCATTGGTTTCTGTTTCAAAAAAGCTTGGAAAATAAGCCACGTTGGGAATGCGCAGTGATTTTATTGCGGCGTAAACCGCGGGAAAACAGGCTTTAACAAAATTGTGAAGGTCGCTTTGTCCAACCATAGGGTTTAAAATGTCAAAGCCGATGCGTTCCGCTTCAGATTTAAGTCGATCCCAAGCCGTGATGACTACGGCGACGCCTTTTATCGGTCGGCTTCTATGCGTCTGTTTATAATTCATTAAATCTTCTAAAAGCCTAACTAAATTCACGTCTGGATCCGCACTGAGCTTCTCGTCCTGTTCCAGTTCTAACTGTTTTCCTTTTTGAAACAAGCCTTTAGCGCGTGTAGCTTTAATTGTAATGATGAAACCGTCGCTTTCCCGCACATAAGCAATAAGGTTGCGAACAGCTTGTTTTGCAATGTTGCCCAATGGACCGACCGCGCGTACTTGTCTAATCATGTAACTTAAGTCTTCGCCGCTTACGTCGCATATTGGCAACTGCAACATTTTAGTTCCAACCTTTGCAGAAATAGGGCCTAAGCCTACACGTTTTTCCCATTCCATCAGCAAGCCAGCTTCACTTGCGAAAGCACCGAAAGGAACGGTTTTGGTTGGAAAATGTCCGTCTCGAAGTTTGCTTACGTCTTCGTGAATTTCAGACGTGCCTTCTATTACTCTACAGAAAAAGTTAGGATCGTCAGCCACTAAAGTTTCTGCGGTCATGACGACGCCGCCGACAACCGTGCTTTTTCCAGCACCAACCGTGCCTATGAGGCTTACACGGTTTTTAATTGGAAACAGGCGAGGCGGCACAGCGGTTTGCTGCGGCTTGGTTGCGCCGACTTCTTGGAGTAACTGGTGAAATATGCCACTCATTACGTTTCTGCCTCAATTTCTTTTTCAGTTTTAGGCGTTTCTGGTTTAGGTGTAACTTGTGTTTTGGATGATTGGATAAAAGGTTCAGGTGTTGAAAGTTGATCTTGATACTCAGATGTTGATGTTGCTGCTTTTGTTTTGGGTAAGATGTGGGGTCTTCTGGACCACGCTTTAATAACGATTACTGTGCCTATTACTCCGCCTGCAAACCAGATGAGCATATGCCATTGTTGATATAATGGCGTTGCACTTATGCTGGTCCACCAGCCGGCGATGGTTTGTCCAATTTGTCCAGACACGCCTAATACTGTTCCGCTGAACCAGATTTTAAAATTGTCACTTGCAGCACATGCTACTGCAAATCCGAGCACTATGAAGAAAATCACAAGCATGAATATCCAGAATTTTCGCACTTGCTTTTTCACCTCCAACATTTTATTTTACTTAGAAAAACATTACTTTTGAAACGAACCTCTGCCACGAGCATCAGTAAGAACCTCCCCTTTCTCCACATTCACTACGTCGGGAAAAACAAACTCGTATTTCATGCCTAAATAAGTTAAAACCGCATTACGGTTGACGATTGCGACGGTTTCAGCTAATTCTCGATCTTGAAAGCTAGTGTTACTTATGAAACGTTTTGCGTCGCGTCTCTGTTTGCTTCTGAGACTACGCTTATTACTCATGTTTAATCCACCGAAGGTTTGTTCTGTGCCACACGTCATTTTGGTGGCGTTCTTAAAACTAGCTAGTTTCAATTATTATTTCTTAAGATTTCACTTAAAAAGCTTGCGATAAATTACATCCCAAAAAAGACTGGCATTTTTCAGTATAATTAATAAACAGAGAAAAAGGGAAAGTTATGAGGTTCTTAAGACTTACCGATTGGCGTTCTTAAGCGTGTCTTATCTTTTAATAGTTGACGTAAATCCTCTCGTTCCTTATACCTGGCTATGCATAATTCACAATGACATGCACCATGACTGTCTAACGCCTCTGTCAATTCGTTAATCCGTTCCTTTAACTCTTGAATGGTTGGTTCTTTACTCATCTGTTACACCCTCACACTACACCCCTAAGGCTTTGCTATTTCTTCTTGGTTGAGTAGCCTGTACATGGAATCTGTTTATGAATGTCGTTTGGTTTGATTTTACGCTTACACCATGAACAGAAACAAGTTTTACGGTTGAAGTTAGGACAATATACGCATCTAACCATGTTTTTCAGCCTCTTTCTCCAATTTTTCCTGGCATTCTTGGTATTTCCTTTTTCCATGCACAGCCGATATATGAGCGGTTAATCTTCTTTTTGCTGAAAGACCAAGCTGATCCCGATATTCTTTTCCACAGATAGGACATTTCATTGTTTTTCAGCCTTTTTTCTGTCTTTTCGCATGTAGTATATGTTGAAGCTTACATAGGCTATTGTGGAAATTATCCATAGAACAACAGCGGTTACTACACCAAAAGGTATTGAAAAAACGAGCCAGAATATTACCACACACAAAGATACCGTTCCAAAAGGGACTAGTATCCCTAGTGCAACTATCAATGTTTGGTTTTGAATTATCCTTTTAGGTTTCTTTCTAACCCACGCTTCAGCTTGAGCGTCTTCATTCATTTATATCACCACAGAAAAAAAGAGGGATGTGGGGATTTTCCTTGAGTTACGCAGTTTTAATGGGGTATGATGCTTAAGTGAGGTTCTTCTCTTGTCCAATAGCAAACTGCCAACATGAGAAGGGATAGCACCGTCATTATTAACGGTAGATGCCTTTTTATTCTCGTTTTCAACATTCTTTTTCAACCCCCTTTTTGCTTTTTGCTCTCTTTCTGTTTTAGCTGTTAAGGTTGCCAACCTATTACTCCTCAAATAACAGAGTAACCAACAATGTTTTAAAGTTTTCATTGTTTGGTAGGGCTGCGAGGAGAAAAGGAGAAGGGTGCCCTCCGCGGTGGATGAGTTGGTGGTCTGTTCGTCTCCTCACAACCTTTCTACACATACCACTTTAAGACTTGCTTGATTGCTTGTTCCGAAAGCCCTTGTTTTCTAAGCTGTTCCGCTATCTCCGTTTTTTCGCTTGCATGATACGGAATCACTTTTTCACCTCCAATTCAATTATTCTTTCACCGATAATTTTACATGAAGCCTTCTCCAAAATCCTCTGGTTAATAAACCGTGAACCGTCTGGTCTTTTCATGGTGTATTCAACAATTTCATAAAGTGTTCTACTTCTCATTTCTGTTTCACCTTTTCAGCCCCTTTTATGTGTTTTTTGTAAGAGCCAAAACTTTCTTTTCTCTATCATAGTTGCCTTCAAACGTAGCTGTGTAAAAGCCCGCGTAAAACCGCATCATGTTCATGGCTTCTCGGAAACTCTTAAACGGATCAGGTTCCCCGTTGCCCTGGACAACTATCCGTTTATAATTGATAGGATACCACGCTTGACCGTTCACACTCCACTCAAACAGGTTGTTATGCCCTTGAGAGCATTTTTTTAATAGGATTCTCATGGTTTAGGCCCTCAACCACTCATCTAGCCGAGCCTCTAACATCTTCTTGACCGTAGTTACTTCGTCGCCTTCGCCGAGTTCGGCTTCGATCATAAAGTATTTTTTTGTCCATTCCTTCCCATATTTTAGTTCTTGGCTTATTCCGCGACCGACAACCAACTTCACAATTTTCATGGTTGTCTCACCTCAACATTTCCACAGTGAGTGCAGAACCAGTGGCTTCCTCTGAAGGTCATGCGTTGGAAGATTCCTTGCTCCTTACATTTCTCACATGTTTTTCCCATTTTCCCACACTCTCTCCGTATTGCCTTAGGTTATACCTATGTATAATTAAGGGATACACTTATATTTAAGTATATCCTTTGTATAACTTTGGTGATTGAAGGTTTGAAAATGCCAGTTCCGTTCAAAGTTAAAGCCGTGAAAATCGGGAATTCAATCCGTATGACTATACCCAAACAAATAGTTGAGTATTTGAAGATCGAAGCTGGTGACACGTTGGAAGTCACAGTTCAAGACAGCGAGATAACAGTCCAAAAGAAGGAAAGAGGCTGAAAAACATTGAAGCCACCAATAAATTGTCCTCGAAAAACAAAAACAGAATGTCCGTGCGATGAAGTAGAGACTTGTCCATTAATAAACGAAGGCTGAAAAACATGAGGTCATGTGAAGATTATCCTCTAGTTTGTCCTAAATGCGGTTCGGAAGATATTCAAGATGAGAAATATCCTCATACTAAACGTTTCTATTACTGTTCTAACCCTAACTGCAATTATGGCAGTTTTAGGAAGGCAACTTTTAAGAAGGCTGAAAAGCCTTGAGTGAAA